ATCTTCTGCTTCTAGTACTGCAGCTTCTTCTGCAAGTTCTTCAGCTGCTAGTAGCTCTGCCAGTAGTTCAAGCAGTTCTCAGGGATCAAGCTCAGAATCTAGTAGTAGCAGCTCTAGCAGTGAAAGTTCTTCTTCTAATGAAAGCTCATCTAATGAAAGTAGTTCCGAAAGCAGTTCTGAAAGTAGTTCAGAATCTAAATCAGAAGATAAAAAGAGTGAAAGCAAACAAAGCTCCAAAGGTGGAGGGAAGGGATCTAAGGGTGGCTCTAAGGCCGCAGCCAGAGTAAACCCAATATTATTTAATTCAGACTTTACCGGAGGTCAATCTCTAGATAAGTCAGTGAATATTATTGCAACTTTTGGTATGTCCCAGTCTTCTATGACAGGAGCGTCCTCTTGGGGACTAACTGGGATGGTTTGGAGCAACTTAAAACAGTTTGCTCTAAGTGCACGTTATACTAAAATGCACTTTGATGATGGTAAGCTTAAGTCTATTTCTAACTTTGGTGCCACAGGAGCTTACGCCTTTGGCAGTTATTTTGGTTTTGGTACATATGCATACATCCGGCCATTAGGTAAATGGGGTGTATCTGGTGCCAATGCTACCGTAGCAGTAGCTACAGCAGATAAAGAATACACAGTTACGTCTTCTATACTTCTATTTTATACTAAGCCTTTTACTATAAATAAAAAGCTTTCTATATCACCTGATATCTATATGTCAGGTTCTCCTTTAACATACTTAACCAGGCAAGGTAAGTTCGTTGAATCATCAGACATGGCATTCATGTCTGGAGCAGCATTGGATTATTCTTTAACCAAACGCTTTAAATTTAACATAGGACTCAGGACTAGTTTTAGTACTAATCCTGAGATTCCTATGTTATTCTTTGGGGTAATAGGTTCTAAGATGAACTTATAATGTTACTCCGTCTTGATCAACTTTGTGAATTTTAGTTCCATCAAATACTACTACTTGGCCTCTATTTGAGTATTGTTTAATTACTTCTGAGTCAAAAGAAGTAAATCTTGCTCCTTCTAATCCAATAAAGAATGCTTTCTCTGTAAAGACTCTACATCTATCTTCGGCATCTGTAATAATGATAGCATTTTTATCTGTTCTCATGATGTTATTTACGGCTACATCAATGCTTGTACCACCGTTACAGTCTATCATAGAAATAGATACTAAATCATTACGATACTTCTTTACTCTGGTATCAAAAAGATATACATCGTTTAACATATCCATTTCTTTCATCTTTGCTAACATAGATTTAGCAAAGCTGATACGAGAAATACTCTGACCATCATCTGTTTGTGATCCACAATTAGATGACATTGATCCGGATATATCTACATACACATCTATCTTACCCACAGCTTTTGTATCCTTTACTTGTAAGTCTTCAGCAAAGATTTTTCTCAACTTTGGATGTAGAAGTTCAAAGTCTTCTAGCCCAGCTATACTCTCTGCATTAAACAAGTCATCATATGTTGTTATTCTTCTTGATGAGAAATAACTAGCTGACTTATCCAAAAGCTTTTTCAGCTTTTCTTTAAGAGATGACATTGACATTTTAATATTATCAAGTCTTCCTGCTATCTGACGCATATAATCAGGGCTTAACTTTCCTGCTTCTCCTCCTCCTCTTTCTTTATAAGCCTCATCAAACATCTGCTCTTGAATATCTTTACTAAGATTATCATCCATCATTTTACAAGTATCTTGAGCATCTTGCATAGCTCTTTCTAGTGCATTTTTACTAGTCTGAGAGCCAAACATCTTATCTAAAGCTTTATCAGCTGCTTCATTATCAAAGGCAGATTGACCATTAAGACCATTCATAATGTCTTGTGCTGCATCTGGATCTACATATTCTAGCTGAGTAAGCTGCATTAGATAATACATCATCATGTTACGAGTAAATACTGATGATTTAAGGTTTCCACCTTCTGTCATAATTTTACCTACAGGATTATTTGCTTTCTCAAGAAATCTAAATCTTGTATGGTTAGAATCTGTACGCTCTGTAAACTCAAGTTTATTCATCTTATGGTAGTACATTTTGAAGATGTCATACTTAAGATGTTCAGGGATCTTCTTATAATTATCCCTTATCTTCTGTTGATAAGCTTGAAAATCTGGCTTTTTATCATCAGGGATAGATTTGAAACTATTGTTCTTAGAAAAGTAGTCATACTCTTGCTTAACTTTTGCTTGATTATTCATAGCTGAATCTATAATATTATCAAGTTTATCTTCATCTATGTAGTGAATATAGGGCTTGATAAGATCTGCTTTTTTATAAAAGTTAAGCTTACCGAATAAACCATCACTAGTTTTATAGTGTGATTGTATTTCACCTTTCTTTACTTTTTCAAGAATCGTATATACGTTCTTGTATTGTTTACTTGAAGCCATGTTATAACTTAATTAATAGATCATAAAATTCCTGCAAAGACCCCGGAGTGATTACCGGGATCTTTTTAGGATTTCTACTATGACCTGTTTTTAAAAAGGGTTTGATGCTTCTTGTACTGGCATTTCAGCTTCCATCATTACATCAAACTCTTCTGAAGTTTGATAGTCTTTACGAGCAGGATGATTAGATAGAATATACTGCATAGAAAGCTCTATTTCTTCTACTTGTGTTTCATCCATGATACCACGGCTTACATAAGTATTGATAAGAGATTCTATATCTGCAATAGAAAGCTCAAGTTGTTCGTTTGTAGTATAGCTGTGTAGCATTTCTACTTTAGACATAACAGCCTTAACCTCTGGACTCATTAGTTTATTCTGAAGTTCAGAACCTGCTGATTGTCCGATCATTATCTGGGCTGTTTTAACCAAAGCTTTATCTACACTGATATCCCAGATATAACTAATGGCCTTTGTTAACTTTGGTACAAAGGTCAATGTACGGTCTGAGCTATGTTGGTAGCCTACTTCAAGATATTTTTCTAGTTTATTTACTGGTACTTCTACTTGCTCTATTTCAGTGCTATTAGGTACACCAATACTAAACTTCTCACGATAGTTACGTGCACCCTTCTGGTAATACTTTACAAGCTCACCAGCAGATACACGGTTTACTGTCATCTTTAACATGAAACGGTCCCAGAATGGAGAGTCTTGCTCATCTTTAGGGATTTCATTACAGGTTGCAATGAACAGTTTCCATTTACATGGGATCTTATTCTTACCGTTGAATAAGAACTTCTCGTTCATAACACCAAGCATGGCGTTACGGATAGCTGAACCAGCTTTATCTACCTCGTTGATAATTACGATCTCTGCATCTGCAATAGGTGCATTAAGTTCATACTTATTCTCAGTAAATAATCTACCTAGATCAGGCATACCCTTAATTTCTGACGCTTTAGTACCCTCATCTGTTTCAAGGATATAAACTTTATTAGCAAAATCTTGAGCGGTCATTTTACCGTCTTTGTTCAGCCAAGCTTTGGCATACTCTAATACAGTTTTTGTCTTTGCAACACCGGGTTCACCAATTAGCAGACAGGGTAAACCTGTTGATTCTGCTAAGGCTAGCATTTTAAATACTTCTTCTTTATTGATTAAAGAAGTTTCAATCTGACGCACTTCCTGCGTAGTTTTCTTTGTAATAGTCTTTAATTTAGACATTTTTGTGTGTTTAAAAGTTTGTAGAGCATTTGGGTCTATAGTAGTATCTACCCATTGTTGAGAACCATCTGGATTAGTTACTGTTGTTGCACTCATACCATGAGAATGAACAGTATTTATTCTGACAGGTGTTTGTGAGAAACCATAGTTTGCTTTTACCCAGCGTTGTACACCTGTAGCAGAAGCTCTTACTTCCCATATATTACCATCATTACCTGTCATTTGCGTGCCTACGTTATAAAGTGTGGCACTATCTGTTGGACTTGGTCTTGGATGCATAGTACTAGAGGTTGATGAAGGCTGAGAGTTCTTCATCTGCTGTGACAGATGTTTCTCCATTAGTAACTTTGTATTCTCGTATAGAATCATCTGAAGACGTGGTGTTGTTTGTACTAGTGCTAGATAAGCGTTCCACAGACTCATTAGTCTCATGTCGTTCTCTATCGGATACGGTGGTGTTTCTTTCATCTTTAGTGTCGTCTATGATATTAAATACGGTGATGTTTGTCTCAGCATCTTTTAGAGCTGGATGTTTACGGATCATAGCAATCTGCTGATCTTTTGCATTGTACTTTTCTTGGATGTTACCGTAACCGATGTCATCACGTTTTAACCATGTAAGACCATTGTTAAGGTCTTCTAAGATCTGTGATACATACAGATCTACTTTGTTTACTGCCATAGTAGTAGTTATTAATAATTAAGAATTGATTACCAGTTTATTTTATATAAAACCCCGTTGTTTTTTTCAATAATCTCGTTGGCTTTATTAAATACATCATTACAATCCCAAGTAGTCTTTGTATACGCAGCTGATGCTGGATGACTAGCTTTTAGAATATAATGGTTCTGTCCTATTACTGATTCTAGTTCATGAGCTTTTGCCCCGAATAGCATAAATATTAGACCAGAGTTTGTAAGACTAAGCATATCAAGCACATACATAATGAAGTCCTGCCAGATATGATAGTGAGTTCCTACTTTATCAATTTGGGTAGTTAATGCTGTATTAAGCATTAGTATACCTTGGTTAGACCATCTTGTAAGATCTGGATCTTGATGAGTAGGCCATTCTTGATGTACAGTTTTTTCTATTGCTTCAAACATATTCTTCAGACTAGGCTGAGGTTTTTGTGTGAGACCACAAGAAAATGCTATACCATCAGCTACACCCATGTGAGGGTATGGGTCCTGACCAATCATAATGATTTTAAGATCTTTCTCTGGACACTCTTCAAAGGCTCTGAATACGGCTTTAAGAGGAGGAGTAAATCTTTTACCACTATCTCTTTCTTCCAGTAATTTGTCTAGTATTTTATCAAAATCACTAGACTGAATGAACCCTCTTAGCTTTGTTGCCCAACCTGATGGTCCAAGTTTTTCTATTAACTTGCTTTTTATTTCTGCAAGATCTACAGTTTGTATCATAAAGTTTTATAAATTTGTACAAATAATTATTTTATGCCAGTCTATAAGTCTATAAAAAGAGATTCTGTATTCCCAATTACTATTGGTGGTAATACTCTTATTAACTTCCAAAAACTACTACTCTTTATTCTTGCTGATAAAACAGAAGAAGAGATATTAGAAGCTCAGGAAAAAATAATGAAGAAGGAATTTACAGAAGACTGGTATGAACACGTAGCATTCTTATCACTAATGATAACTGCTATTGAAACAACCGCACAAGAAAAAGGGTTAGTTGTAGAGGAAAACATTGATGATGCTCCTACCACACAGGAAAGTTAATATCCTGACCTATTTCCATTGCTGCTTGTATAGCAAGACTTAACTCATCTTTGGAGCACTCTGCAAAACTTTTAGCTAAGAAGTATTCTTTACCAGATACTTCTCTTGCTATACATAAACCTGCTTTGTCTTTAACAAGTAGTTTCATGTTTTCTACAGTCTCACCAGTATGCATAGCCAGTTGCTTTATAATTACGTGCAGCTTAGCAAGCTGAGGTAATGTACCATCATCATGCTGTTGCTCATAGAATACTTCTACTATTTGTCCATCAGGAATATATGATACAAACATTTCAAACTGTTTTGATGCAGCTAGTGTAGAAAACTCTAACCTACCATTACGTTTAATATATTTACCTGTAAAGTGAAGATTCATCATACGTTGACATATTTACATCGTGATACTTAATTTTTCTTGGATCTAGATCCTTTAATGCCTCAGCTACCCATCTCTCATCTACAGTATCTTTGTAACAAAGAATATGTACATATGCTGTATCATCAGGATTTAGTCTTAATAGTCTTCCTATTCTTTGAGATGACTTACGCTCATTACCATATGCATGCATGATAATACCGGCTCTTAAATTTGGTATGTTTACACCTTCATTAAGTTGTAGTACACATGATAGCTCAGTAATCTTATCACGTTTAAACATATCTAAGTTACGTTCTGCATCAGGATTCTCTGAGTGCACACTATACTTACATATTCTATCTGCTTGAGCTTGGGTATTACAGAATACTATACACTTGTCTTCTATTTCTTTTACTAGATATTTTGCATATTCTTCTTTTGTCTTGAAATCCATTAGCACCCGCATTCTCATAACAGAGGCTATTTGCTCCTGTTTTTTTGTTTGTGCATCCATAATTCTCTTAGACCAATATGCATAACTCTTTTGTTCTGATGTGTAGAAGTTACTATTTTTAAGAGACACTGGAATAGTATTGTCTTTAGATAGTGGCATTTTGTGTACTATGATTCTATAATCATTAAGAATATCATCATCAATAGCGTCATCTGTAATATACTTATACAGGATAGGACAGTATTTCATTACTATTTTACCTTTCTCTGTGTTTGTATATCTAGGAGGAGTACCTGTAAGACCTAATATTTTACCCTGATAACTTGTAAGAAAGACTTCATGTGAGTCAAGAAGACTGTGGCATTCATCCAGCACAACTACATCATAGCTGTGTGGGTTGTATTTGTTTAAAGAGAGATAAGTTGTATAAGTTATTTTATCCATGACTTTGTCAGAGATATCAAACTTTGCAGCATCATCTTTCCATGTATCAAATATGCTAAGCTTGGGTGCTACGACTAACACATTAAGCTTATGCATGTTTTGTTGTTGTAGATCTTCAAGATATCTTAATCCTATGAGAGTTTTACCAACACCCATAGAAATACCTAAACCACAACGTTTGTACTTCTTAGCTACATCCAGGGCTTGTTGCTGGATTTCTTCTCTTTTATTCATACTAATTAAGATTCAGAGTCATCATCTAAGGATGAACCTAGATGGACTTCTACTTTTAATAATAGACCATTTTTATCATATGTAGCATATACAGGGTATATACCATCACCATGAGCAGTACTAAAAGCTACACCTACGCCAGGATGACCAAGAGCATAGTTTAACTGACCGTAGCCTTGTTTTGATAATGTTGCTTTAGCACAAGCATTATAACTAAATGAGTTAACAGGAGTATGATAATCAGTTTCCATTATCCACTCACCTGTAGCATTTAGTTCATTCATAGTTTTACCATATTCTGGTATAACTGCTTCATAATGAGGAAAGTCAACTCTGTACTGAAGAATATCCCCAGTAGTTTTATGTCTGTATACACGGACATCTTCAAAGTCTTCATCTTTCCATTCTGAGTCAATATAGCATGGATCACATAACATAAGTTGACCTGAGTCTACACCTACGTGACCAATAAGTTTTGTGTGCATAATCTTGTTTTATGAATATAAAGTTTCTGTTATAGTAGAAATAGAAGCATTATCTCGGGGAAGCATTTTTGCTTTTCTTGTATACCCATGTTTTTCAAAGCTATCTATATAAATAAGTTTACGCTCAGACATATTTGGACCACAGGGTTGCATGCGAAGATGTCCTTTTACTAAAAAGCCTTCTGTTCTTGTAATAGTAGTATACCAGCTAGAATCAATAATTTGAATACTTTGTTTATTTAGATTATTATAAGTAATATTATTAAGTTTACTTGTACTTTTACCAGCTACTATTTTAAGTTCATGATCGGCATAGTTCCTAAACGCTGTTATTATAAATGTAGAATCAATTTTAGCTCTCATTTGTTGAATGGTTTCAACATCTTCTTTATTTGATTGTGATAGCTGTATAGGTACGTAGGCTCTATATCTAGACTTATCTAAAGATGTTTTATGAAGAGCTACTTCATAAAAACCTGAGGCTAATATATCATTGGCGCTAAAATGTTTTTACGAAATTCACTCATGTTGTCTTTAAGAAACTTTTTGATATCTTCTAGCTTCCATACAAGAGTGTTTTCTTTACTCAAAGTTCCATCTGGATTTTTAAAAGCTATATAAGGTGCTTCTTTAAAACAAGTAAAATTCATAGGCCCACTTAGAATGCTAAGTATAGGATTCTTTTTAATTTTTTTATTTTGCATATTATTATTTTATTCTAGTTTCAGAATAACCAAGTTCTTTAGCCTCAGTTGGGTTTTCTTCTATCCATTGATGACACTGTCTACATACAGCAATCCAAGTAGATATCTTTAAATGATTTTCTCCTCTTCCTGCTTTATGATGTATATCTGTGGCTTTAGTAGAACAACCCATGAGTTTAGCTTCACAGTTAGGATGTATTATAAGATATGCAGCACGTCTTTTAGAGTATTCATCCATTGTCTCACGCATCTTTTTAGAGACAGGTGAGATTTTCTTGGGTGGCTCCATACTATACCAGCAATCCTTACAATATTTTTCTTTACCGTGAGACTTCCAAATGTGCTTGGGCTGATTGCAGCCGTTACATGTTTTAAGCTTGTTCTGCATCTTCAGTTATTGGTTTATATGTTTTCTTACGAATAACAATACTATCTTTGACGCTTATGCCAAGAACACTAACAGGTTGTCTGATCCATTCTATTTCTGTTGATGCACCTGATGACATAACACTGTCTAATAATAATCTGTCTGTTTCAGATTCAGGTACAAGGATAAGTTGAGTATTACTATCTGTAACGAATACGTGTTTCATAATTTTAAGTTAACTGAAAAAAGTTTTTAGGTAATAATCCAGCTTCTACAAGCTTGGTTGCAATTTTGTCTTGGGATAAACCAAGTTCTTTAAAAGTATGTCTGTCTGTATATGCTCGGTTATAACCGTTTATAGCACACATGTGTTTGACTACTTTAGAGTTGGGAAATAAGGATGATAAGAAATTGTTTACTTCAAGCTCTATGATTTCTTGTTTCCATCTATTTAAGAAGTGCTGTACTCTCTTATTTAAAGAGAATATTCTAGACGTTTCCTTTGTAGGTAGTTTAGATAGCTGTTCTTTATCATAGACATTAAGACCATAAATAGCTTCAGTATATAACTTCTGCTGTATCCTGTTGAATTCAGGTTTGTCAAGCACTTGATACCTTACCTTCCCGTAAAGCTGTATTTTTTCTACAGCAGGGGATTTATAAGCTATATATCTAGGCTTACACTCGTCTCTGAAAGATATAACTATACCTTTAGAGTTTGCAGTAATGGTTTTGTTAGGGTTGTTTGGCATGGTGTTACCGGTTTATAAAGATAAGTAAATAAAGTAAAAAAACCCAGGCTTTTCAGCACTGGGTTTAACTATAAACTAAATATAAGTGACTTATAATTCAGCTTCTTTTCTTCTCATACTTAATGAGGAAACTGCTTTTTGAGCAGCTTGTACTTCACGTATTTCTTCACTATTTGTATGAGTGATAAGTATGTCTTGCATAGAACCATTTGTAGTATAGAAGCTTTGACGATAAATAGGTTGATCATCTATTCTACATACTACTCCTGTGTCACCAGCAATCTTTAAATCTCTATCTGGGTTCTCTGTGTTAAAAGCTTCTAAGGACTCTATTACCACAATTCTGCCAGGAAGTTCTTGACCCTCTGTGAAATTAGTTTCAATAAGATCTTTAACAAGACCTTTGATCAATGCAGAACGTCTGCTAATACGTAACCAACCTTGATCATTGATAAAACTACCAGTTTGTTCTACTCGTACGTAACCGTACTCAGGATTATTCTCGGATACACCGACAATGTTGCCGTTCTTATCGGCACTTACTACTACTTTACCCATAAGTAAAAGTTTAAAATGTAAATAAAAAACCCCCGAGATAGAAATCTCAGGGGATAAGTGTATTGTTTCAAAGTAAGGGGGACGCAATAATTATTCGTCTTCCGGTTTATAATCTATATCGGAATAAGTAATCTTGTCTTCATCAGGTATATTAGTTAAGTCAGGTAGTACATCAGGTACTTCTTCTGTAAAGACAATGGGTTCTCTTTTGCTAAGAACGGAACCAAACCATGGATCTTCCACAGTGTCTCCGTAATTATATGCAATAAGATACTCAAATTCTTCATCAGACATTTCTACGTACTGCTCTGTGCTTATCTCAATTACCTTACCATTTGGTAACTGGTATAACATAGGGCTTGCTTTATATAGTATAAAGCTAACCTATATGTACTGATTTTCAAATAGTTCTGACCAAGATTTCCGGATAATAGAGCTATAACTAGTTTTCTGCTTTCTTTGTACGATTGATATCGTTCATTTTCTTCTTCCAGTAAGCATTGGTTTTGTTTATATGCTCTTGCCTTTCTACCAATTTCTCTTTTAACTCACTGTTCTCTTTTTCTAGCTCTTCGATCTTTTTAGAAGATAAAAGCTTTTTTAACCAATTTAAAAACATAGTATTAATATTTAACATCAAGTTTGTCAGGATGTACGTGAACGTACTTTGCACCTGAAATGTTTACTTCTGTACCATTTACAACCACTTTAAATGTGTGAGGTGTAGGAACAGTTACTTTTTTCAAGGTTTTTCTAACGCTAAAGTTAGTTGTTTTTTTTCTACTTGTCTTTCTTTTCTCATATAATGGTGTTAATACACCAGCTTTAACAAGCTTTTTACGATAATAACATACGTGCTGATAACTAACGTCATTTTTTTCAGCTACAATTTTAAGAGAGCTACCATCTAACAAATCTTTATTGATCTGCTGTAGCTTCTTGTCTTCCAGTTTCGGTTTAAACATGGTTTTTTTTATTAAGGGATTAAAAAATATGCCTTAGGCATTTATAAACTTTTCGTATAGGCCGGTAAGTCTACCGCCAGATGATTCTCCTTTAGAGAAGTCTTGTTCTATAAGTTCTACTTGGTCTACAATTTCTCCATCTTCAGTAACCTGCTTACCAAGTCTCTTGATCTCATATACAATCATCTCTTTTTTGTGCTCAAACTCCATATTTATGAAGAGAACTTCTTTTTTTACTGGCAGTTCCTTCCAGTCATTGGGTATACCTTTATCAACAGGTGATTCTCTTAACCATGCTTCAGAAGTCCATGCTACACCTTCAGGTATGAACTGCTCTTTTATCTTTCTTGCTACTTCAGGTACAACATCATTGATAAAAGTTTCTTTACGTTCTTCAGACTTCATAAATTCATCATCAATAGGAATATGAATGATAGCATTTTTAGTCTGGTCATCTTTATGTAGACCAAATACAGTTACGTGAGGAAAGATGTCGCCTACCTCAACAATAAATCTTTTAATGTTATTAATGTATCCTTCTTTGATATCATTATAACGTTCTTCTGTCATCATACTTTTAATTTTAGTCCCACCAATGGGTAAGTTTATAGTTTAATAGTTTCCAGAATATACGCTCGCACTTTTGCTGATTATAATCAGATACTCTAAATGCTAGCTTTTCTGTTTGATAAAGTTTTAGTTTATACTTTTTACGAAGTTTCTTAGCTGTATGTTTATATTTAGCTAAGTATTCCTCTAGATTATCTTCTAGGATTGTGTCTTGCATGACAAAGTAATCACCCGTTACGTCTGCTGGTACAAACTCATGAGAGTTTTTGATGTACTCATACATTTCTAGGGCATAATAGTCATGTTTTATACGTTCTAATAGATTAAGAGCAAGGGTTATATCTTTATTTACTTTTTCTACACCAACAAAACGGTTAGCTGTAACAAGTTCTTCTCTCATGAACTCTAACTTCTTTTGCAGTATATCGTTAAGAAAAGAATGATCCCAGTGCTTATCTCTATAGATTGTAGGCATCCATCTAAGAATGTTTCTCAGTCCTTGAAAGAACTGTTTAATACTTGTTGGCACATATCTGAGCCATTTGTTTCTGCTCCATGCTGAATCCTTAGGGATTGGGAGCTGTTGGTACTTCTTCATCTTTTAGATGTTTAATGATGTTCTCTAAATCATTTATATGTGAGTTATCCATAATAAACTCATCCCATGCACCGTATTTAGATGTATGTCCAAAGATATATTTTAGTCCATACTTTAAACGGTACCAGAATGATCTTTTTACTAGGTGTACATGCACATAAACTTCTGGAGGATACCAATCAGTACCATCAGATTTGTAAAATACCATTTGATGTTCTGTACTATGACAGCTACAGATTAAAAGGTGATTATTCTGTGACATCTCTGTCTGTTTCTTGGAACCCAGCAGAGTCATACTGTGGTCCTTTGTCTTCTAAATAAGTCATGTTACAAGTGTCTCCTTGACAACATGGCTGTATGTTTGTCTTACAGACACTACATTGTACGTGTCCATGAACATCTACAGGTGTATACTGTTGATTACAAATAGGGCATATATTCATAAGCTACTAATTTAAAAAATACCCCCAGCGTAGAAACGCCAGGGTTAACGATTGCTTGCTTGCCATATGAGGCAGTGGAGGTGGCGGGAGTCGAACCCGCGTCCAAACAAGAGACAAGAAAGTAAAACGTATCACATGCTTAGTACTGATATGTCACAAATCTTTGAAGAATTGTGACAGCCTGCACCGTAGAGTTAACTGTCTATTTACAACTTCAGTTTTAGTTGTTGCTCGGGAGTACTGGAGGATGGTTCGTGATTTTGGGAGCATAGCTCTTAATATCATTAGGCTGCTTTTTATCCTCCCTTCGTTAGAACCTTTTATAACTATTCTAACTTCCAGTGCGGAGCGGTTTTGAATATCAGCACGCCATAAGTATCCGGTAGTAAACTACCATCATAGGACTCTGTCTATTCGTTGACATGTCGGGAGCAACTGGAAAGATTTACGCTTTGGGAACGTAGTTCTTAATGCGAAGGCTAACTCTGTTTATAGCTCCTTTCTCCTGGGCCTATCCAGGGTTCCAACCTTAAGGCATGTCAGTTTACTATTTTCTGTTGCCAGGGATAGATCCCCCGTAGGGTTAGGCAGCTACTGCTACTTCACCGAAGATAGAAGCCAAGATAGCTTCTCCTTCTGCTACACGGTCAGACTGTGTCTTGCCGTTTATCGTTTGCAGTTTATTTAAGGACCACTTCTACCAAAGGTCCGCATGTTTACTAACTCTCTACATGTCTGTCAAAACCAGGCACCCCCATATACTTATCGGTCTATAAAGACCAGATCTATACTCCATTTAAGCCAGAATACTTCTAAGGAAAAACGTGATAGTCCTCCTTCATAAAAAGTATCATAATAGATACGTAATCCTGGCAGAATGTAATAAGTATCAAAGTGACTACTCAGTTTTAATTTCATATAAAAGTTTAAAAAGTTGGTATACTTGTGATGCATACCAGATCCCATCTGCTGTGACGCCACAGATACGGTATGCCGGCATCTAGTTTAAGTCTATTAGCTAGACTGAATTAGTTAAAAAAAGGTCTACCTCAGGGTTCAATAGTTCTTATGGGTCCACGCTGTCCTTGATCATGCTACTCAGTTGATATACTGTTCGTTTGACGGAGCTCTATCTTCATGTCGTACTACTAAGTATAAACGAACCTTTTGCCGATACTCGTCCTGGTAATTATATTTAATACGCTACATAGCTCCTAAGATCAGACCTTCTTTGTTTGTGACTATCATAACAGGTTAATGCTACCCGAAGGCGTTACGACTTACATAAGTCTATTACAATCAGTCAGTTATTTTAAAAGAATAGTAACTTTTGACTTACCTTTTCCAATTGACATTCTCTTTATAATATTACTATCTTCCAGAGCTTTTAATGATCTTATTACAGTAATCTTACTCACGTTTAATTCTGCTGCCATTTTATACACACTGACCCGTAGCTGATTATTTCTACTATCTGCAAATGTTGACAGATATGCATACAACGCTTTATCTCTCAGACTAATAGTCGGATCTCTCATTACTGTAGTTGTGCACTGACCAAACCCACCGTTTAATCTTTGATTAAGGACTGTCATAATGTGAACAAATTTATGTAATTATTTTATGTTCTACAAAAATATACCAAGAAAGCCCCATTACTGGGACTTCCTGGTACTTTACCAACCCTAATCCTCATCATTATTCATTCTTCTTCTGAGCTCTGTTAAATTTTCAGCAATAGCATCAGTTAAATCATCATACTTTTCGCTGAATTCATCCATAAAGAGCTCATAGTTATAATTGTTGTTCTTTATACATTCAAGAACTTCACCAATAAGAGCAAACTTTTTTTTTATATCTTGACTTATCTTCTTGACAATAAGCTTTTTAAGTTGACCATCAATACCGTCATCAAGATTATTATAATCATCGCTCTGTGTCATTCTTTCAATGTGTTCATCTAAATGCTTATATATAGAATAAGCTTTACCAATGCCTTCATGAGTATTAATAAATATCATAAAGAAAAAGGCTTTTTCAGAATCTGTATACAAACGATCTAAGCATCTTTCTATACAACCTGATTTGGTTGTTAGAATTCTTGGAGCTGTATCATCTGTATATAACTCATCAGATAATAAATAACCTTTTAGTGTTTCAAAGGTTATAAGGTTTTTGATACGATGGCCGTCTTCTCTTGTGAGATCAAACATCTCAACAGCGTTTTCTCCATCGTGGTTTAAGCAAATACTTTTCATGTTTAATGAATTAAGGTTAAAAAATAATCAGCTTGACGTACTGATTGTGGTTGGTGTTTCCTAATTCTAGTCAGCTAAGCTGCTAGTGTCGGTGTTTTATTTACTACTCTGACAAACTGACTAATATGAACTTAATCAAAGCAGCAGTCTTTTTCGTAAGCCCCCCTCACGACAGCCATATCATCTGTAGTAGCTCATGGTTGATCAATTCCTGTTTTCAAGATTAGAGCATGAGCATGCCCATACTAGCTGCCGCTAGCTTCACCGAGTTTAACTGTTCAAGATATGCAAGTTATTGTTGTGATCTACAACAAGTCTTGCCATAGCTTTCTTATGGATCTGAACAGTAAAGTCTTTAAAGTATACAGTTCTAAAATCAGATAAAGGTTGATCTTTTGTAACCTTAGTCTGTATAGGAGCCTGTGTTTCAGCTTTTTTCTTAGCCCAATACTTTTTAATAGATTCAGACAATTTAGATTTAGGAAGTAATCCTTTCTTTCTTAACATGCTAGTTGTCAGATAGTAATCCTGAGCATTTGGGAACTTATATTTCTTAATAAGCTCTTGGGTTTTAAAGTTACCTGACATACAATCTTTGATAAAGTTTTCGCGTACTTGTGCAACTGGAAATTTCATAAATGATTTTTTAAGAATTGGTAAATAAATAAAGAGACATAGGAATAGGACAACCTTCGTTCTGATACCTCAGAATTTTTTGAAGACTGAACTTTGGATTAAAAATACGGGCCATTTTTGTAAGCATATCTGGAAATACTTTATATCTGAACTGATCAATATCTGTACAATTGTACAGTTCTGTAAAGATCTGTCCTCTTTGCTCACGATGTGAGGATAAAGTAAATGCAAATATGCAGTTCTTCTTAATAGAGGTCTGTGCTACTGATATAAGACTATACAGGTTTGTAGTAGATAGGTTGCCGACCGAACTCATAGTTTACTTTACAGGGAAGATTATCTTTTACTTGACGGTATAATACACGGTCTATCTCCATACAATCAATGATTGCATTTGGATAACGTTTGAGTACCATCTTTTCAAAGATGAAATTATCTGCTGGTAAAGTAAGAAGACGTGGCTTACGCTTTTTTAACTTTGGAATCTGTTCCAGAATATATTCTCTGGTTTTGTGTTTTTCTTGTGAGGCATGTTGTGTAAACTTACCCATAGAATTAAGATTAGTTAAGTAAAAAAGTAATGGTTTAGAGCTTACCATCAACTGCCCGTTCTGTGAAGTAGAATAGGTCCAACACCTCTTTCTTGGGGGATTTTAATCCGGGAAATAAGAATTCTTATTATGTAAGATTCCTACTTTGAACTCTTTGCACCATTCATAAAAGCCTGGTGCAGGAGGTTCATGTTTACGTTCTTTTAATTGGAAAGGCTCAGACTTTTTAATGTCTAATATCCAATAGATGATTCTTAGTATCATATAATTATGATTTTAAGACGGATCATACTGAGACATGACTGCGTCAAGACCTTCTTGTTCTTTGTTATGTTTTTCTATAACATAATCAAGATAGTCTCTTTGATCATATCCCCACTCAGATTCAGGATTTAATTTACATACTGGTATCCATACAAAACCTGAATGTACTCCCTTATCTGTTGGGATTACAATATTGTTTGCTGTAAGGAAATCAAGCATGCCTTCATTTTCTGAGTAGTCTTTTACAAGAATCTCATTGTCTTCCAGAAGTACATCTGGTAAGTTTACTGTTGCTATACTGTGAGGAAAACCATCCATAAGATCTAATAGATCTAAACGAACTCTTCCGTTTGCATAGCGTTTTTGTTGGATGTACACCTTACTAGGGTCCATACCATTTAGAGAAATCTGAAATGTTTTCACGTTAATGAATTTAGGTGGTTAGAAATATTAAAACTTATTTGCTTTTACGAAAGTCTAATTCTATTATAAAGCAGAAGAATACTAAGTATAGCTTTGGTTTATCATAACTGAAACCAAAGAATATAGTGTTCTTAATAAATTTTAGGGTATGTCTTTTACCCATGATTAGAGTTTTTTCCATGTGGAATTATATTTAAAGATAAAAAAATAGAGAAAAAAACCCGCCAACGTTACGTCAGCGGGCTTGCTTTACTTAACCATTAAACACCCTGTTTAAGGACTATTTATCCTTCTAACTAGTTTTTCCCATGATTCTTTACCTTTACAGCCATAGCCGTTTCTGGTAGAAGAACAACTGGTAAGCCCAGACAGTATACTCATGAATATAATCATGATTAGTATTACTTGTGAAGGCGTGAGATCTTTTGATGATTTCATCTTTCAAGATTTAATAAGGTTGAATGAATGAGGTTTCTTTTACAAGATGTACAGAAGTATATATCTTCTTGATCTACTTGTTTTATTGTCCCGCCAGCTGCTGACATCAAGCATTTGATATCTTTATTACAGTGAGCAAGACCAAGATTATGACCAAGTTCGTGGATAGCTATCTTTTGTAATCTAGTGATTATGAGTTTTTTATCAGGGTTATGTAATCTATAACTTGATACTATTGCTATTTTACCAGGTTTAGTAGCAAGGCCAAAGATGCCCCAGTCTGGTTGAGAGACTGATTTAAAGTGTGATATATCTCGTTCAGTCACAATGATGGTGTGATTGCTAGAATTGTACTTATTAAGTGCCATAGAGGCATCAATACGTCTTCTAGGTTTAGATATAACATCTTCGGTTGGATCTATTTGACTCATGATTACACATTTTACCTTATAAAAAGACTCTAATGAACGTTTTACTGCTGTTAGATACTCGAATTTAACCTTGCCAAGCGGTTGAATATAGATTGTTTGGGTTATATTCATTGCTTGGACGCTAATAAGTATCAGTACAGATACCAGTAAAACAGCTGTGAAATATATCTTTTTCATAATATGATAGTGTAAGAGGTATCACCAGTGATATCTATAACATAGTATAATATAATAACTATATAGAACTATGTTATGTAGTATCTCTGGTGATACTTGTTAAGCAATCTTCTCGTCTACGTCCATACTTACGATTACGGCAGGTATCCATCCAAATAGTAGCATAAGCATAGCTACGCCACCGTGAGTGCAAGCCTCTCGGAAGGAAAGATCGCCAGAGCATAAGTAAAAGAGAGAGCCAAGAAAAAGCCAGGTAATAAGACTTGTGACTACAAAGGCCAACATTGTTTTTGTTGCTTTCATACAGGATGATTTAAAAGGTTCTACGTTTAGGTTTTCTACGAAATGCTTTGCGGTAGTTAGACTCTATGGTCTCACTAAAATCATGACAAAGTTGTCTGACTGGCGTGGGATCAAAGGTCCATAAATAAACAAGAGAGAACCATAGCAAAAAGGGTATGAAGGCTATGGAGAGTAACAAAATGCTGATTAGATACTTCATGTTTTGAGTATTTAGGTGGTTAATAATTAGTAAAGAGAGCTTGTAGTTTATGTAAAATGGCCCAGCTTGCTCAAGGCTTGGGTTGAAAACTGCCAGCTATACAGCTTGGCTAATGGATACATAATGGTACATAATAAGATAATAAGAAAAATCTTATACCTTGGTCTATGATATCATTGAGGCTGTCCGATCTGACCTTGCGGTCCAGACATCTCTCCATCATAGAGGATAACAGAAGTCATCTCTATGTCTACCGTTTGCAACCGTCATAAAGACGACTGTCCGTAGGCTGTATCTGTGGCCCAACAGAAACCTGGTTACAATACTCTTTATAGCCTAACAACCAGGAAGCTCGGAAAGAGATGTACAATTGGTACACACAAGACGGTTATATACACCCGACAAGTATAAAACATGCATGTTCCTAACCTTCAAGAGGTGCTAATAGTGTAGGTGGACGTTTTCATCTCCTAATTGACTATTAGACATAGGAACTCATGCATGTCATTGAATACTCTCTCCAAGCCCCTCCACGTACTAGGTGGTTAATCAAGCTGTCTTCAAAGAGACAGTAGGTTTATGATACACACCGTTTGCAACCGATAGTGTATTACTCGGAGAAAGTATTATTGGTGGGAGCCCTTTTATAGACTGCTCCCCCTGTCTGTATATCCGTAAGAATAGGTAAGAGGCAGAACGTTTCTGATACATCAGACAATATGAACGTTAACTGTGGTTCCTACATAGCCTATTCTCCAGGGATAATGAGTTATAGCTATCTCATCCGCGGCAAAAGTACTTTGGAATACAGAGTACTTAAAAGGATAAGAAAAGGGTGTCTGTTGAACTACCACACAGACACACCTGATTATCAACGAGTTATAACGCTCTTAATAGCTTATCTCTACTCTTACGTGGTGTGAGCCACTGATATAGCGGACAAGATTAAGAGTAAGCTTGGAGAATCTGTCTTTCATAGATAGATACCAGGCTTTAAAGAAGTCCCAAGATGGGAACATGAGGCGTTTAGATCTTTTCATGATTAGGGATGTTTGGTTTATAAATGATTAAGAATGCTGATTGACTGATTGACAATCAAAAGGGAAAGTAAAAAAGGGGGACTTGCGTCCCGCCTTTAATTAGTTTGAACTTGGTCTCTTTGGATAGAGCCATTTCAACATGAGCGTACGAAGTTCGCCAGACTCTTCGTCTGTAACTTCATAAGGTCTTTCCACAACGTCAAACCTAGATAGGTCTACGATTTCTTCGGTACCTACTTTTGCTGCACCTTTAAGTGCTGCATAGTAAGTTAATCCGTTACCAACCATATCCTGTCCAAGGACTTTGATTGTTTCACCGTCTGTTTTCAGAGTGTGAATGAAATTACCGTTTGTGGTCTTGTCTGAAACTTTCAGAACTTTTACTTTAACTTTTGCCATGACATAAAGATTTTAAGGCGTTAGAAAATAAGTAACTGCAACCGTGAACCCATAGGGGTACCACAGTGCCAAGTTCTAGTCGGGGTCAAACCCATGAAGTACCCATCACTACCTCTAGCATACTGGATATATAGTACCGGGGGGGGTTATGCACAGCTGTTGATAAATGGGGGTATAGAGTAATAGGTAATAATAAGTAAATTTGGAGAGTTTAAACTTTTTAGGTATATTTAATTGTACCCTGACATAAAACCAAAGTCTATGATACACACTTGTAACATCCATTGCCACACGATAGATATAGAGAAAGCTGATCTAATGGGTATACCTGATAAAGGTAAGTGGCTGTCTTTTGCTTTTCATATAGATGTAGTTATTGCCTGTAAGCTCACCACGGATGACGAGGAAGAGATGGTGTATAATTGTACGACTATATTTACCGACCATGGGGATACTTATGTTATTGATACTCCCTATGAAGAATTCCTAACTATGTTTCAACTTTATCACGCGGGTCCGTCTGATACGGACGCGGGGGATATTAGTCTTTAATAATTAAAACCAAAGAACAATGAGCACAGAAAATTTAGAACAAGAAGAACAAAAGGCCCCAAGCAAAGAAGAGGTCATTAACTTCTTCCAAGAACAAATTGAGGTTAAGAGAGTACAGCTTGAGCTTCAGGAACTAAACACCGCTTTAGCTGTGGGTAGAGCTGAGGAACTTAAGGCTCTTTCATTCATAGCCCAAATTACAGCTCCTCCAAAAGAAGAGGAAGAAGACGAGGAACCAAAAACTTCTAGAAGTCTTAAAAAAGAAAAATAAATGAATACGCTCTATAAGCTCAGAGATTACAAGGAAACAGTTGTCTTTGAACGGGAGCATCCCAAAGAACTACGCTGGGATGAGAAGTATAAACTTTTCATGCTCCAAGAAAATAAAGAATGTCAAGGTATATGGTTCCGAGATAAGAAGGGACTTATGGCAGAAGCTATTATGACTTGGAGTTCAGACAACGTAGCTCATATAGATAGTTTTACCGTACTACCGGCACACCGAGGAAAAGGTTTGGGATATGAACTTGTCTCTACCGTCTTAGAGTGGGCAAAGGATATGAAGTACGAACATCTTATAGGAGAAGCAAGAAAGGGAGCATCCTGGCACATCTTTGAAAATCTGGGAGCAGAACCTATATTACTCTACAAAAACTGGGGTAAGACAGGGGAAGATTATATGAGCTTTAAAATAGATTTATAATGGCAATAGTTAATCAGGTAGATAAAAGAGTAAGAATGAATACTTGGCAGGTTGTCAAGTATCAGATTCTTACGCACTGCTATCTGTATGATATACCTGTAAGTGAGGCAGACTTAAACTGCCTCACACTACTTGCTATAGAAGGAGACCAAGAGTTAACAAGTTTTTGTAATAAAGCTTTTGATAAAAAGATATTTTCCTCAACCCAGTCTGTGCGTAATTGTTTGACCAAGGCTGAGAAAAAGAATCTGATAAAAAAGGAAGGAAAGAATAAGAAGAAAATTTATATTAATCCTGAAATGAAGGTTAGCTCTTCTGGAAATATATTACTGGATTATAAATTCTTATGCGTTGCGTCCTAAAAAATCAAAAGAGTTTATACCAGAAGTAGCCAAGGAAACAAATCTTTCAAAAGAAGCCACCGAAGCTATTATCTCCTACTACTGGCAAGAAGTAAGAAAAAGTCTGAGTAGTCTCAAACACTCAAGAGTACATTTAACAAATCTTGGTGACTTTACAATTAAACATTGGAAGTTAGATGACAAGATAGAAATGCTTGAAAAGTTTGAAGAGAACAACAGACAAAAAGGTTTACAGCAGATGACAGCTCGTTATAAAACAGCAGAGACTCTCTACGATCTTAGGAATCTAAAGAAGATCATGGAAGAAGAAAACCAAAGAGCTGAATTTATTAAAATGCACAAAAGAACAGCATATGAGTCTACGAGACAACGTGATCAGAATATGGAAGAGCAAGAACCAGATACTGGAGGGGATCACTAATTCTGTATTTAAGAAAGAAGATGTTGAAGCCATTGCAGAAGAAAGAATGAAGATATGTTTCTTTTGTGATCTTTATACAGAGAATGATAAAGGATGTATGGTACCTGGCACTACTCCATGTTGCAATCAAGAACTTGGTGGATGCGGATGCTCTTTAAAATTTAAAACCAGATCACTTAGTTCAGAATGTCCAAAGGGTCATTGGAAAGCAGAGATGGATCAGAGCGAAGAGGATATGTTAAACAGTAAACTAGGTATATGATAATTACATTCACCCCACAACATCACAAGTACAGTAGTGTAGAACCCGATGGTATTAATTGGTTAAGTGTAACCTCTTTTATATCCAACTTCAAACAACCTTTTGAAGCAGATATTATAGCAGAGAAATCAAGTAAGAGCAAGAAGAGCAAATGGTATGGTATGACTCCTGAAGAAATAAAGGATGCATGGAAATCAGAAGCTAATCGTGCAACAACTCTTGGAACCTGGTATCATAACTGTAGAGAAAGAGACATATGTGAAGTAGAGACTATGGAGAGACATGGTACTGTTATACCTGTGTATAAACCAATAGAAAGAGAAGGAATAAAATATTCTCCAAACCAAAAGCTTTCTAATGGTGTGTATCCAGAACATATGGTTTATCTAAAGTCAGCTGGTATATGTGGTCAGTCAGATTTGGTAGAAGTAGTAAACGGAGAAGTACACATTACTGATTATAAGACAAACAAAGAAATTAAAGTAGAAGGATATACAAACTGGGAAGGCATTACTCAAAAGATGACCGCACCAGTTACTCACCTTGATGATTGTAATCTTAATCACTATGCATTACAGTTAAGTCTTTACATGTTTATTATACTGAAGCACAACCCAAAGTTAAAGTTTGGAAGTCTAACAATTCATCATATTATGTTTGAAGAAGTAGACAAAGATAAGTTTGGTAATCCAATCACTGCTCTTGATACAAATGGTGATCCAATAGTAAAAGATATTGTGCAGTATGACCTTCCTTATTTAAAGCAAGAAGTTATTTCTTGTTTGCATTGGTTAGAAGATAACCGTCATAAACTAAAGACAAAGAGTTAATGATTTTAAATCATAACATAGATAATCTGAAATGTCTTGTAAGGCAATCATACTTTACAAAAGATCCGAGTGATCATGATATATTTCATTCTGCTTATTTATTTGGGGTACAATCAATCTCTGGAAAGATACTTACCTTTCACTTGATGACAGACTATGGTATGTTAAGATCAAGAGTACCTATTAGTGAAATATATTTACATAAACCTGTTTCAGATGTACCTTTTCATTTTAAACAACTATGGGATTGTTTTAGTGAGAACGTATCAGTTATTACTTATGACTATTTATACGAGAAGAAGTGCCAAGTAGTTTTAAGAGATGGTTCTAAAATATGGGCTACCTATTTATTTACAGTAGACTGGTACAAGAACTCATACTCAGATGAACCAAGTGATTATAAGTGTGGGCATATACTTGTAGCAGATGATGGTTATTTATTATGCCAACCTAACAATAGAATCTTTTGGAAAGACTCTAACTGGATAACAAAATCTTTTCCAATTGAACCAAAAGAAATAAAAGTTGATACAGAACTAAAGAGTGTAGAAACAGTATCTGATAAATGGGTGAGTGAAGATACAGACTCTTATTATTACAATATAAAGACAAACGATGATTAGACTATTTGATATACAAAACGGACAAGTAACTGCAAGTGAACACTGTTTTACTTTGAAGTTTTTGCATGATATCATGATCGGATATCCTACCGAATATTTACAGATATATGCGTATCTGTTTTATATGACTTGTCCTAATCCAGATTTAAACCCATTCTTTGATGTACCAGAAACAGAAAAAGAAGAAATTATACTTCAGGAGGTTGGTGCTGAGTTTTCAACTGATGAAGATCTTATTGTCAATGGGCTTACGATGTGTCGTAAACTTTATGAAACACCAACGTACCGAGCATATGCGGGAATTAAAAGTATGCTTGACCGTCTTGCTAAATATATGGAGACCACAGAGATTGAGCATGGTAGAGATGGTAACATTACGGCACTTGTTAACGCAGCATCAAAGTTTGAAGCTATACGTCAGAGTTTCAAAGGAACTCTCAGAGATCTTGAGGAAGAACAGCAAAGTCAAGTACGTGGTGGCCAGAACTTAGCATATGATCAATAATGTAGGGTGGCGAAATTGGCAGACGCACCTCCCAGTCTCGGAGGCGGGAGCGGGGAGTCCCTGCTCATTTGGAGGTTCAAATCCTCCCCCTACAGCTTAAATAATTATCGCGGGGTGGTGTAACGGTAGCACATTGGGCTCATAACCCAGAAATCCTAGTTCGACTCTAGGCCCCGCAACTATAGCCCCGTTGGTGAAATTGGTAGACACGCCAGACTTAGGATCTGGTGCCGCAAGGTATAAGAGTTCGAGTCTCTTATGGGGCACTAAAAAAAATAAACTATGAAAGAAGAAATTACAAATGGCTATTTACACGACTGGGTATTTCATTACAATCCGTTTGCAGATGTATGGAGTGCCATACCTAGAGACTTATACGTAAACTATTGGAATGGTTATGAGGGTAATAATATTCTTAGAGCTAAACATTTAAACGTTCTAATAGATCTTTTGCATAAATCAAAAGGTGACGTAGAAATGATACATGAAATAACAAGAAGCAGTGACCTTATCTAATATTTATATAGAAGTACCAACTTATCAAAATGGTCAATGGGATCTAACTACTTTCTATAGCAGAGAGGAGTTTAGAGACTTTGTTCTTTCTTTATTTAAAGAACCTGGTCAATATGATTTTGACGAAACTTCTTTAATATTTAATGCTGAAGCTAAAAAGTTTCAGCAACAAGGTTTCTATTGCCCAGCTCCTATAAAGACAAAAGACTTTATAAACTATTGGAATGAGCAAAAGAAAAGATGCAGAAGTGGTATAATAGTAAAAAGTGTCGTGAATAATGTCACGAAAACTTGGTATTTGTCGCGAGACTACTATATGTGGTTAAACTTCTTGCCTATTTATGACAAAGAAGAAAAGAGGTTTGACTTTGCTAAGGTAAGAGATGCTCAGTATCACATGGCTCTTTATGAACAGTTAGCTGAGCTACACTATAGACACTCTGCTATTTTAAAGAAACGTCAGATTGCTTCCTCTTATTTTCATGCAGCTAAGCTAATTAACATGTGGGTCTTTGAAGAAGGTGCTGTTCTTAAAATGGGAGCGAGTCTAAAAGATTATATATCTGAGAAAGGTACTTGGCGTATGCTTACAGAGTATCGTACATTTCTTAATGAACATACTGCTTGGTATAGACCAAGTGATCCTGATAAAGTATTTTCTTGGCAGCAGCGTATCAAAGTAAGAATAAATGGAAGAGATACTTATAAAGGAAATAGATCTATTCTTACAGGTACCTCTTTTGAAAAAGATCCAACAAATGGTGTAGGTGGTCCTTGTACTTATTTCTTTCATGAGGAAGGAGGGATTGCTCCAAAGATGGATCTTACTTATGAGTATATGAGACCTGCTATGCAGAGTGGTATGATTACAACAGGTATGTTTATAGCTGCTGGTTCAGTGGGTGATCTTGATGCTTGTGAACCACTTAAGCTTATGGTACTTCAACCAGAAGCTAATGATATTTATGCAGTACCATCTGATCTAATAGATAAAGAAGGAACTATAGGAAAGACAGGATTGTTTATTCCTGAACAGTGGTCAATGCCTCCTTTTATAGATCAATATGGTAATTCTAAAGTTGAAGAAGCTTTAGAAGCTATTAAAGAAGAAAGAATAAAATGGAAGCGAGATCTAACTCCTGAGCAATATCAGCTTAGGATATCTCAGAAACCAACTAACATAGAAGAAGCTTTTGCTACTAGAAAAGAATCTATATTTCCTCCACACCTAGTTTCTAAACAAATGCAAAGAATACAGGATAAAGATTATTCTGTTGAGTATCTGGATTTATATAGAAACTCTGAAGGAAAGATAGTAGACAAACCTTCAAGAAAAACTCCTATTATGGAGTTTCCTATATCTAAGAAAACAGAAGACAAAGAAGGAGTTGTTTGTATTTATGAAAGACCTGTTAAAGATCCTCAGTTTGGAATGTATTATGGCTCAGTAGATCCTGTAGGAGAAGGTAAGACTACTACTTCAGAATCACTATGTGCCATATATATTTACAAGAATCCTGTTGAAATAATTAAAGATGAGGGTAATGGTAAAGTAACAAATACCATAGAAAGAGATAGAATTGTAGCCTCATGGTGTGGACGTTTTGATGATCTTAACAAAACTCATGAAAGATTAGAGCTTTTAATAGAGTGGTATAACGCTTGGACTATTGTAGAGAACAACGTAGCTTTATTCATACAATACATGATTAGCCGTAAAAAGCAAAGATATCTTGTACCAAAAGACATGATTTTGTTCTTAAAAGATCTTGGAGCAAATAGAAACGTATTTCAGGAATACGGCTGGAAGAACGTAGGTACTCTTTTTAAAGGAAATATTCTTTCTTATGGTATAGAGTTCCTAAAAGAAGAGTTAGATCATGAGACAAAACCAGACGGAGAGATTATAAAAACAATATATGGCGTAGAAAGAATACCTGATATAATGCTTCTAAAAGAGATGCAGGCATATCAGGATGGTGTGAACGTTGACCGATTGGTAGCTTTTTGCTCTTTGGTAGCCTTTGCTAAAGTGCAGCAAGCTAATAGAGGATTGGCTAAACGTATAGAAGTTACAAAGGAAAACTTGGATAACTCCCAGAAATTTAGTAAATTAAATTGGGGACCTTTTAGACACATGGGGTCTTCAAAAGGGAGTTCTGCAGGTATGAGACCACCTAGAAACCCTTTTAAAAATATAAGATAATGGATAATGTTCCTTTACATGCACAGAAAGTAACTATTTTGTCTCGTTTAATTAAAGAAAGCTCCCTTACTTTAGAGGAAGCTTTGCTTCTTTTAAAAGAGGAAGAGCCAGAAGAAGGTCCTGTATATACTCCAAGTACAACCACTCCTTGGACAGTTACTAATCCATATATTTATCCTAATATTGGAACAATTACCGTTTCATCAGGATCATCAGGTATTCTTTCAACATATAATTCTCCAATAAGTAATCAGACTGGAACTGATCTAAATAATTAATAATCATGCAGATATATAATGCTCTTGACTTAAAGGCTGGAAAAAAGGCCGACTATAACAAAATGGGTACCCTTACCCAGCCTATTCAGTTTCTACCAGAGACTGAAAAGGATGAAGAATGGAGAGCATGGAACCTAGATTGGCTAGAGTTTCAGGGGATGAAACAGCTTAGACGTAATGCTCGCAGGCTTATGAAGAACTATAAGCTTGCCAAAGGTATTATTGACAAGTCAGACTATATTGTAGAAGAAGATAATGAGATGGCAGATCTGATAGATACTCTTACAAAGGAGGATATGTCAGCTCTTGAGCTTAAGTTTTACCCTATTATCCCAAATGTTGTAAATGTTTTATGTAATGAGTTTTCTAAAAGAAGCTCACGTATTATGTTTAGAGCAGTTGATGATATCTCCTATAATGAGATGCTAGAAGCTAAACGTCAGATGCTTGAAGATGTTTTAGTTCAGCAAGCAGAGGTAAAAATCATGACTCAGTTAGTCAACCAGGGTGTGTCTATGGATTCTGAAGAGGCTCAACAAGCTATGAATCCACAGAATCTTAAATCTTTACCTGAAATAGAAGACTTCTTTAAAAAGGATTATCGTTCTCTTATAGAAGAGTGGGCATCTCATCAGATGTCTGTAGACGAAGAAAGATTTAAAATGCAAGAATTAGAAGAGAGAGCATTCAGAGATATGCTCACTTCTGATCGTGAGTTTTGGCATTTTAGAATGAATGAAGATGATTACGAAGTAGAACTTTGGAACCCACTTCTTACATTCTATCATAAATCTCCAGATGTACGTTATATCTCTCAGGGTAACTGGGTAGGTAAGATGGATTTACTATCTGTATCAGACGTGATTGATAAGTATGGTTGGATGATGACTCAAGAGCAGTTAGAGGCTTTAGAAGCTATTTATCCGGTACGTTCAGCTGGGTATGCTGTACAAGGATATCAAAATGACGGTACTTACTATGACCCTACCAGATCTCATGAGTGGAATACGCAAATGCCTAGCTTAGCTTATCGCCAGTTTACATCTGTTTATGACGCCCAATTTGGCACAGGAGATATTGTAGAGTGGATACTGTCTGACTCAGAAGATACTATTGATTTTGGAAAGACTCATATGCTAAGAGTATCTACAATCTATTGGAAGTCTCAACGTAAAGTAGGTCACTTAACAAAGATTACTGAAGAAGGAGAAACTATTCAGGAAATTGTATCTGAAAAGTACAAAGTAACAGATAAGCCTCTTTATAACACAAGCCTTTATAAACAAAAGACCAAAGATACTTTAATCTTTGGCGAACATATTGACTGGATCTGGATTAACGAAACCTGGGGAGGTATTAAGATTGGACCTAATCGTCCTGCTTTCTGGGGTCAAAATAATCCTGGAGGTATTAATCCTATTTACCTTGGACTTAACGGTGGTAAACCAGGACGTATTCCATTCCAGTTTAAAGGAGATGCTACACTTTATGGTTGTAAGCTTCCAGTGGAAGGTTCTGTATTTGGTGATAGAAACACCCGCAGTATTTCATTGGTTGATCTTATGAAGCCATACCAGATAGGTTACAATATTGTGAATAACCAAATAGCTGACATTCTTGTGGATGAGCTAGGTACAGTTATTCTTTTTGACCAGAACACTTTACCTCGTCACTCTATGGGAGAAGACTGGGGTAAAAATAATCTGGCCAAAGCCTATGTGGCAATGAAGAACTTCCAGATGTTACCCCTGGATACTTCTATTACAAATACAGAGAATGCTCTAAACTTCCAGCATTATCAGGTTCTTAACCTTGAACAGACTAATCGTTTACTTTCTCGTATTAACCTAGCTACTTATTTTAAGACACAAGCTTTTGAAGTTATTGGTCTGAATCCTCAACGTATGGGACAACAGATTGGTCAACAAACTGCTACTGGTGTAGAGCAAGCTATGAATGCTTCATATGCTCAAACAGAACAATACTTTATTCAGCATAGTGATAATTTGATGCCAAGAGTTCACCAAATGAGAACTGATCTTGCCCAATATTACCATGCAAAGAAGCCTAGTGTAAGACTTAGCTATATTACATCTGCTGATGAGAAAGTAAACTTCCAAATAAACGGAACAGATCTTTTAATGAGAGATCTAAATATTTTCTGTACAACAAAGACTAACTCTCGTGCTATAATGGAGCAGCTTAAACAGCTTGCTCTAAATAATAATACAACTGGAGCTTCTATATATGATTTAGGAAACGTAATCAAGTCTGAGTCTATAGCTGAACTTACAGGTGTTCTTAAGTCTGCTGAAGAGAAAACTCTTGCTCAAAAACAAGCAGAGCAACAACAACAGCAGCAGCTACAACAAGAAATGTTAGCTAGTCAAGAACGTCAGAAGCAAATGGATATTCAGTTTAAAGCTGAGCAAGCTGAACTTGACCGTCAAGCTCAACTTACTGTAGCTCAAATAAGGTCTGCTGGATATGGAGCTTCATCAGATATAAACCAAAATCAGATGTCTGATTATCAAGATGCCATGGTAAATATTCAAAAACAGGATAACTACCAGGATACTATGAACTTTAAGCGTGAGCAAGAGGTAAATAGAAATAATCAGAATACACAAAAGGTTAATATTGAGAGAGAAAGACTTCAGGCTCAAAAAGAAATAGCTGACAAACAGCTACAAATAGCTCGTGAAAATAAGAATAAGTACGATTCTGGAAAGAAATCTAAATAATTATAGCTCTATTATCCATACTTCAGGTCCATACTGAGGGGTGGTTTTAAATTTTTAGAGTTTAAAGTTGTATATTATTATTGTAGAAGTACACCATAAAAAACCAATATAAGTTATGGAAAACCAAAAAGATGTGCAGACCTCTGTACAGCAAGTAGATCTAGATATAGATAGTTGGCTGGGGGCACCAGGTGCCGATAGTATAGTAACCGCAACCGGGGTTGATACTAAGAAACCAGAACAAAAAGCTAATATCTTTAGTAAAAAAGATGTTGATCTGAGTTTTATAGATGAACCTGATAAAACAGATGATTCTAGTTCAGATGACAAAAAAGACACAGATCCAGATCCTGATGAAAATAAGGATAAAGAAGGTAGTGTTTCTCGTGGAACATCAACAGATGTTTTTGACGAGTTAGATGAAGAAGATCAAGATGATCAGAAAAAGTCAAAGGGCGGACGTCCTAAAACTGAAAAGTCTGGTCTTGTTGAGTTTCTTAAAAAACGTATAGAATCAAAGGAAATGTTTGCCTTTGATGACTATGATGAAAGTAAACAATCTCTTGAAGATTACTTAGGTACTCTTGGAGAGAAAGATATAGAGGAGCTTTGGCAGGCTAACATAGATAACCTTAAAAATGAGGTAGCTGCTAAAACTCCACAAGAGTTCTTTGAGTCTTTACCTGAAGAGCTGCAATATGCAGCTAAGTATGTAGCAGATGGCGGACAAGATCTTAAAGGTCTTTTCCAAGCCTTAGCTCAAGTTGAACAGGTTAGATCTTTAAATCCTGCTGATGAAAATGATCAGGAAGGTATTGTAAAGTCTTATTTACAAGCTACAGGATTTGGTACAGATGAAGAGATCCAAGAAGAGTTAACTACTTGGAAAGATCTTGGAGTACTGGAAAAGAAAGCTAAGCAGTTCAAACCCAAGCTTGACCAAATGCAAGAAGAAATCGTGCAGAGTCAGCTTGCAGAGCAAGAATCTAGAAAACAACAGCAAGAACAAGCTGCCCAAGCTTATATGCAAAATGTGTTTGAAGCTCTTAGACCAGCAGAAATTAATGGTCTTAAGCTTGATAAAAAAACACAGGCTCAGTTGTATAGCGGTTTAGTTCAACCAAACTACCCTTCTATTAGTGGAAGACCAACTAACCAGTTAGGTCATCTTTTAGAGAAGTATCAGTTTGTTGAGCCTAACTACCCACTTATTGCTGAAGCTCTTTGGTTACTATCTAATCCTGAAGAATATCGTCAGAACCTTGTAAAACAAGGAAAGAACGCAGCTGTTGAACAAACAGTACGCCAGCTTAAGACTGAGCAGAGTCGTAAAAACGTCTCTACTTATCAGGAAGAGGATGAACAAAGACCAAGAAGAATATCTAGACCACAGAATATTTTTAAACGCTAATATTTTATTAACCCCTAAATCCGATGCCCTATGGCAACTCCTGTTTTGAACAATGGTATATTTCTACGAGATACCAGCTATCAGACTAGCTCACACGTAGATTCTTACCACCTTTCAAACCTTCTTAAGAGTGCGGAACCAACTGATCTTGGTCCCGTAGATCTATGGGCAATGGCTCAAAAGGTAGAAATGCCTTTGTACCAGATGTCCAGCTTTGGAGGAAAGAACATTATCTCTGTAGATAATGCACGTGGTGAGTACAAATGGCAGATCCCTGTAGCTCAGGATCTACCTTACATCATTGAAGATGTAGAATCCGCAAATGCCACTAAAGGTATTGACGGACAGAGCTTTAAAATTAAAGTTAACAAGCGTTCTTTTGGACATGGTGACATCATCACTTATGACAAATACAACGGTGTTGAAATGTACATCACTGCTGACGATATTATCCCAGCTGGTGACGGTTTCATCTACACTGTTCAGCTTGTGAACAATGACAATGCTAAGTATTTGGATAACAAGTACTTGAAAGTAGGAACTAAAGTATTCCGTAAGGGTTCTGCCCGTGGTGAATACGGTGAGAAGTTCTCTGATCTTGGTAACGTATCTGCTGGTTTCCGTGAATTCTACAACTATGTAGGAGGTGCTGAAGCTCACGTTCATTATTCTATCAGCTCTCGTGCTGACTTGATGATGAAAGGTGGCTTGAAAGCTGACGGAACAGTTCCTGTTATTGAGCTTTGGAGAAACTTTGACAAATCAGTAGATCCTGCAGTATCTTCTTTGGAAGGTATGGCTGCTAAAATGGGTAAAGATTATGTAAAGAAGGCTTACCAATCTGGTCAGCTTACTCGTACATTCTTGACTACTTTGGAAGCTGCTCACCTTACAAAAGTTGCTAACGACATTGAAACCTACTTAATGTGGGGTCAAGGTGGTAAGGTTAAGCAAGACGGTCCAGATGATATCCGTTTGTCAGTAGGTCTTTGGAAGCAGTTGGATAACTCTTACAAGCGTATCTACAACAAAGGTTCTTTCAATCTTGACTTGTTCAAGTCTGAAATCTTCAACTTCTTCAATGGTAAAGTTGAATTCCAAGGACCAGATCCTAAGCGTCAGCTTGTTGTACAAACTGGCTTAGGTGGTATGAAGCTTGTTAACGAAGCTATTAAGAAGGAAGCTATCAACAGCGGACTTGTTATTAATGCTTCTGAGATTGGAGCTATCACTGGTAAAGGTATGGATCTAAACTTTGGTTTTGCATACACTCAATACGTTATTCCTTTCTTGGCTAACGTTAAGTTTGTATTGAACCCAGCGTTTGATAACATTCATACTAACGATATTGAGAACCCAATCATTGATGGTTTCCCTCTATCTTCTTATAACTTCATTATCTTTGATATTACTGAGAACGCTAATGACAACATCTTCTTGTTGAAGCTATCTTGGGACAATCAATTGAAGTGGTTCTATCAGAACGGTACCATGGATTACATGGGACGTACTCAAGGTTTCCAAAGCTCTGGTGCCTTCAATGGTTACAGAGTGTTCATGACACAAACAATGCCAGCTATCTGGGTTAAAGACCCAACCAAGGTGTTGAAGATCGTTATGAGAAACCCTGTTACTGGTGGATCATTCTAATTTATAATAAAGCAGGAGGAGCCGTAACTTCTCCTGCATTTATAAAGATAACAGTACTCAGGCCGGTTAACAGCTACCAGCCCAGCTGGCTAAAACACCCGCATCAGCTCTGAGTCATTTTACCCCGCCTAGGTCTCAGCATCTAGGTCCGACTCTTCCGAACATCTAGTTTATTAGAGTCTCACCTGTTGTACGCAAACCATGAGTGCAGTAACAATTGTGGAGAAGTATCCACAGAACAAAAGATCTAGCATTGCTATCCGTCCTTATTTTGATCCTATCGTAGATAACATGGGACTTCAGAAGTACGGATTAAGTCTTTTTGATGGAGCTTTTCACGAAGAGCAATTAGCTTGTTTAGAAATCAACGGTATCAAAAGATACCTTACTGGTTTAAATGAGTTTGCTCCTGAAGTAAAAGAACTTTCAATGGATGAGCAAGAAGCTAAGATTAAACAAATTAGACAAGTAGTAGCTCAGCTTGAAAAAGAACTTGCTTCTAATGTAATTGATCCAACAGATGAACAATTTTGGAACAAGTGCAAACTACTAAAACCAGATAACTCGGATTTCTGGGACAAGATTAAGATCCGATGTGGTAATGAACCTGTATTCTTAGAGCCTGATAAAGATCCATATGATCTTATTAGAATTTATGCAATAGATGCCGGAGGGTTTTCAATTGTAGCTCGTAGTTTAGAAGAAGCTCGTAGAATGCCAGTTCCTCCTAAATTTTATCTGGACAAACTAGAAGAAACAGCTTCTATCCAGACCGAAGTTAAGAAGCTTCGCAACAAAGCTCTTTCTGAACTTCAAAAACTGTTTGATAAAAACCAGAATAAGTTACTATATGTAGCTAAGGTTCTTGATCCAAACAGTGCACAGTACAAAAAGTCTACTCCTAATGATATCATCTATGATAACATGGATAAATATATTAATGGAGACTTGATAGAAAAGGATAAACGTAAGACCGCTCAAAGATTCTTGGATGCTGCTAACCTGGATATGGAAACGCTAAAGATCCGAGCTATTGTAAAAGATTGTTCTTACTATAAGTTCATAGCTACAAAAGCTGATGGTTTTATCTATCATATGCAGACAGTTACTATGCTTGGAAGAACACCGAGTGATGTTGTAGAATATCTAAAGAACCCTCTGAATGAAGAGATCTTGATAGATTTAACCAAGAAAGTTGAAAAATACTGGAACGCATAATAAGATATGAATAATAACCTTTTACAGATTAAGTTTAAGCAGAGGCTGAATAAGCTTGCTTCATTTGATTATGACAACATTGAGTGTTGGATGATCCAAGAAGCTTTTAATAAAGCTCAGCTTGAGTGGACTCGTAGACAGATTCACGGACTTAATTCTAAAAAAGAGACAGCAGAACAAAGTATTAATATTATTGATGACTTGCAGATTCTTCTTGGTGAAGCAGATCTTGCCGGCACAAAAAGAAATAAATACTTTGAAACAGCTAACATTCCACTTAATTACTTGCACTTTGCAAGAGTTAGTGCTAATGGTAAAACTGAATGCTGTCCAAAGGTTAAACTTTCTGTATATCAAGCAGAAGAAGCTAACGTAGATGTTCTTATATCAGATGAGTTTAAAGGACCATCTTATGATTGGGGAGAAACATTCTGTACAATAATTGGAGATAAGATCAGGATCTATACAAATAATAAGTTTGATGTTGAAGACATAAAGCTTGTTTATTATAGAAAACCAAGAGAAGTTCAGTTTAACGGTTGTGTCAACCCTAGTACAGGTAGTGCCTACACCACAGATGTAATCTGTGAACTAAAGGATGATATCTGTGAAATCATTATAGACGAAGCCGCAGCTATTCTTGCTGGAGATATGGAAAGCATGATTCAGTATCAGAGAGAAGTTCAAAATGCACAAAGAAATAGCTAATGGCACTAAGTAAAATACCTAGACCTGGTCCAATGGGTCCTTGTACAGAGACAGCAGCTATGATAGCTCATGCTCAAGCATTGACTATAAGTATGCATCAATTGCATCTTAAGATTTCTGGACCTGGTTCATTTTCTGCACATAAAGCTCTTGGTGAATTCTATGAAGGAATGCCTGGACTTGTAGATGCAGTAACCGAGCAATACCAAGGAGCTCGTGAAAAACTCTTGGATATACCTACAGTATCACCTTATAAATGTGGTTCTGTACAAGAAGCTCTCGCACATGTGAAAGAACTGTATAACGAGATCTCAGACTTGCAAAAAATAATGCCTTTCTCTGAGATAGTTAATCAGTTAGATGAGATGAAGAGTTTGATAGCTTCAGTAAAGTATAAATTAATGTTTTTAAGCTAATTATTTTTTTTTATTTATTAACCCCTAAATTGCAAAATCATGTATTTTCCTCATGCATTTCGTAAGAGTTTCCTCCCTGCGAGCACAACTCTTAAAAGCTCTGGTGGTACAGATGGTTTGACTGCAGGACAAATTGGTTTCTTTGATGCAAAGACTTTCCAAGTTGTATCAGCTCAAGCTGCTCCGTTCATCCTAGCTGAAGGTAGTCGTTTTGCTTCAGACAAAATTGGCCCCGTTCACGGTGGTTACAAAGAGTCTAAGAAGTCTAAGGCTATCAACCCTAAGTACATCAGCCGTCTTATCAAAGTTTCTGCTAAGGCTGCTAAGAACCAAATTATCAAAGTAGAAGCTTCTGCTTGTGCAGGTCTTGCTTGCGACAGCACAGTTCGTCTACGTGTTGATGTTAAAGGTTCTCCTGCTCTTCGTTTCTTGAACCATCAGTTGTACAAGACTTTAGATGCTTACACAGGATGCTGTGATTCTTCTAACAGTCCTATTGATCAAACTGTGGCTCTTTTGAAATGGGCAGATCAGATCAACGAAGCTCCTTTGTTGAAGGACTTCATTCAAGCTAAAGTATGGAAAGAAACTACAGCTTCTGTAGCAATCAATCCTACTTCTGGCTCTGCTACTATTGTTGTAGCAAACGCAGATGCTGCTAGCTTCTCAGCTGGTGAAAAAGTAGTTCATGCTTCTTTAGCTCCTAATAGCTTGGTAGTAAGCGTAGGTGCAGCAGATTCAGCTAGCTCTGGCTATGCTAACGTAGTTCTTTCTGCAGCAGCTATTAGCTCTACAGATGGTAACGCGGTTATCTATACTGCACAAACTACCGCTGGTTACACTCCTGCTACTTCTAGCTTGGGTAGTGTAAACTCTCACATGGATATTGTTGCTGCATATGTAGATACTACATTTGGTAACTGTACCTTTACTCCAACTGACAAGTATGATCTTGAACCATTGTTCGTTTATGCTTCTGTAGTAGACGAGTCTGGTGATCCTTGTAAAGTAGAGTGTATTTCTGTATCAGAAGTACAAGCTCCTGCACAAGCTTCTGGTCTTGGTGAAACAGTTCTTCGTGACTTGATCCTTGACGGACGTTACTTGCAGAACGCTTACCCTGACAGCAGCCGTGTTGATAGCTTGAGAATGAGAGAGATTGAAGCTGATCCAGCTTTGGCTACAGTAACTCGTAGTGCTCTTTATGATCAAGTGTTGATCTTGCACAATGTGCCAAGATTTAACAACCCTACCAGCACTTTTGACAATGATCAGTATTTGTTAGTAGTTCACGTTCCAACTGGAACTGCGGTTTCTAGCATTACAGATTTCATTGTAAATAGCTGTACTGCAGCTGGTAACGCGGTATCTTTGGAGTCATTCTAAGGTTTTCCCCTGCACCATAAACATAAGGGAGCGGACCAAATGGTCCCTCCCTTTTTGTTTTTGGTAAACTCCTAAAAAATCAGTATATTATTATTGAGAACCTGTACTCACAAATCTATAAATTATAAAAGTTTAATATAATGGCTAGCAAACATCAGCTAAGTTTAGAGCTGCCAGAGTCCAACAATATCAAGGTTTTACGTATTGTTGACAACAGTAGTTACGCTCCGGAACTTCCCGTAGAGTGTGGAACTTTAAATATTACTTCTCCAGGATTTAACCTTCCTAGATCTATTGAGGTTCTCCCTAATTTTAACTTAGTACTAAATGCATGTACTTTGGGTCTTCAACGCACAGGTTGTGGACAAACTAGTGAAATTCTTCCTGACGGTATTTACGTTATTAGTTATTCTGTTTCTCCTAATAGTTCTGTCTTTACTGAGTATAATCATTTAAGAGTTACTCAGACTATGAACAGATACTTCAATCTTTTAGCTGAGTTGGAGTTAGGAGCTTGTGAACCAGATGCAGATCTTAAAGAAAAATTAAAGGAACTTCGTCTTATTAGAAGTTTTATAGAGGCGGCAAAGGCAAAAGTGGAATATGCTCATCAGCCTGAAGAAGGTATTGAGCTTCTTATCTATGCAAAGAAAAGGCTAGATAAGATTACAAGTCAGATACAGTGCACTTGTTAATTTCTAAATAAAACCAAAAACCAGATGAGAACATGTCAAAATTGTGGAGCTACAATTACCTGCGGATGTCAAGACAGGGTAGCTTCAGATGGAAAATTAGTATGCGGCAGCTGTATTACTGCCTACGAACAAAAATTAACCGCTCAGCAAATAATTAATGAGAACCCTTCTACAACATAAGTCCAAACATTATAAGAGCTTTGCAGAAGCTATGCATCGTCAGTACAAGAAACTGCGTTATGGGATAGATACCTGTAAGGCAAGTATTGATGATGATCTTGCTAGTATTCGTAAGGAGCTAGTAGACTGGGAAGCTAATGAAGATGATGGAGCTCTTGAAACAGCTTCAATTAACTATAGAACCTGGTTAGGAGTTACTTATGATGACGTTCTTTATTCTAAAGGCGGACGCGGATATATTATCTCAGAAGAAGGTAAGAGTGCAGATCTTGCACTTGGATATAATGGTACTGTAAGTGCTGGTCCAAACATTATAGAAATTAATTCTGGTGGATGTATAACAAGGATTAACCTTAATCCTGCTATTAACATTAATCAGAATAGTTCTTTTGTACACAACCAGCAAGTAGCATCTACTGTATGGGATATTAATCATGGTATGAATTTGATACCAAATGTCTTTACAGAAGATATTTCTGGTAATGATATACAAGGTATCATTGATATCATAGACAACAACAGAATGAAAATATACTTTAATAATCCTGTAGCAGGTAAAGCCTACTTATCATAATGCCAGAAGAAGGATCATCTATACCAACATCTGTCGTCTACTATCACGACATAGACCTGGGTAATAATCAATTACTCAATGCTAGGTTGCATCCTGTCTCTACAGCAGAGAGGACAGCAATGGCGTCTACTCTAAACTCTACTCATGAAGGTGTCACAGTATATGATACTACAGTAGATACATTTTACGTATGGAATGGTAATCAATGGTTACAAGTAGGACTTACTCAGACTCAGATACAGTATATACAAGAAGCATATAACCGTTCAGTAATGGCGGTAGATGTTTCCAGAACGGAAACAACTGAAACAGTTAAGTTAACCTATAGAGATAATACTTTTATATCTGACTCTGTAGAGTTTTCTTATATACATACACAAAGTGTAGCTAATTCCACGTGGAACATTACGCACAATTTGGGTAAGTATCCTGCAGTATCAATTGTTGATACAGGAGGAAATGAGGTTATTGGAGAAGTTGTATACAACAATAATAACAGTGTTAGTCTACAGTTCTCTGCACCTTTTAGTGGAAAAGCTTATTTTAATTAACATCTATAATTCTAAACCCCATGGCTAAAAAGTTTTTAACTAACTTAGACCTGACCAAAAATCAGATTCTGAACGTAGCACTCCAGAATCTAGGAACACCTCCTGGTAGTCCTGTTTCTGGTCAGATCTATTTTAACACAACAGATGCTCGCATCTATTTTTGGGATGGTACCGCTTGGGTAGACATCTCTGGTGATCTTCGTTCAGTAATCGGAGGATCAGGTCTTACTGCTACATATTCTGCAGATGGTGATGAAGTAACACTTGTTACTCTTGGTAAGATCCAACAGATCGCAAGTCTTAAAGTTCTTGCTAACGTAACTGGTTCTACAGCAGACGTTCAAGCAGTAGATATTAAAACTGCTGTTGATGGCACTGCTTCTGATACCAACATGCCTACAACTAAGGCTGTTAAAGATTACGTTGACGCTAATGTAGCTAGTCTTGGTAACCTTGAAGGTGGTTGGGATGCTTCATCTGGTTCTTTCCCTGTAGGATCTTCTCCTACTGCGGGCACTAAAGCAGGTGACTACTGGTACGTAACTGTAGCAGGTACAGTAGATAGTGAAGCTTTTGCTGTTGGTGACGTTGTTGTTGCTAAAGTAAATGCTGCATCCACTAGTCTGAAATCAGACTGGATCCGTTTGGAAGTTAACCGTGATCAAGCTACAGAATCTGTACTTGGTCTTGTAGAGATTGCTACCCAAACTGAAACCAATACTGGTACTAACGATACAGCAGCTGTTACTCCTCTTAAATTAGCAGGACGTACAGCAACTGAAACTAGAACAGGTATTGCAGAGATTGCCACTCAGGCAGAAACTGATGCTGGTCTAGATGATGAACGTATTGTAACTCCTTATAAATTAGTAACTTATATTACTAACAGAACTGGTGGCTATGCTGCCAACGTTGGTAATGGTTCAGCAACTTCATTTGCTCTTACGCATGGTTTAAATGCAGCAGATGTTCTTGTGGCTATCTACGATAACTCTACAAAAGAAGAGGTTTTTGCAGATGTGTATGTCACATCTAGTTCAGTTGTAACAGTAAGCTTTGCTACTGCTCCAGCTTCTAACGCATATCGTGTAGTAATCAAGAAATAATACAATACTTAATGAAGTTTCTAACTGACATACTAGCTAAAGCTGGTCTGACGGTAGATGGAGTAGTAACATTAAATAATACAGCTACTGGTCAGACGCCTGCGGCAAATGACAACTCTACCAAGCTGGCTACAACTGCCTGGGTACAAAGCTACGTTGTACCTTACAGCTTACCTATTGCCTCTGCTAGTACGTTAGGAGGTGTAAAGGTTGGTTCTGGTCTTTCTATAGATGCTATTACTGGGGTTTTAACAGCATCAGGAGCAGGAAACCTTGCTTCATTTAGAACTAAACAGGTATTTACTGCAACAGCAGGACAGACAACATTCACTGTATCAGGAGGATATACACCTGGGTTTATAGATGTTTTTGTCAATGGTGTATATATAAATGATGATCTTTATACTGCTACTAATAGCAGTACTATTGTCTTAGACGATGCTGCTTCTTTAAATGATATTGTTACTGTTTTTGTTTACTCTCCATACTATGTAGGGCAGTCTCCTAGCTCTAGAGATATTTGCATCTTTACAGCAACTGCCGGTCAAACAACTTTTTCCTGCTCCTACGTTATAGGGGCAGTTGATGTTTTTTATAACGGTTCTAAGCTTTCTGGATCTGAGTTTAATGCAAGTAATGGAACTACTGTAGTTCTTAATACCGCTTGTGTTGCTGGGGATTATGTAGAAGTTATATCATGGGTAGCTGGTGGAGGTCTATCTTCTAGCAGAACAATTACCATAGATGGTATAACTCAAGATTTAACAGCTAACAGAACTTGGAATATTCTTCCAACGGGTGGTGCCACTGGTGATATTTTAGCAAAGACTTCTGCAACAAACTATGCTGTAGCGTGGATACCTAACTATACAAGTCAGATTCAACACTACGTAAAGCTTGGAGAAGCTATGACAGTAGGTACTGCTGTTTATGTAAGTAGCAGTACAGGAAATGCTGGAACTAACATGATTGTTAGTAAAGCATCTAATGCATCTGAAGCTACATCTAGTAAGACAATGGGTCTTCTAGCATCTGGTGGGGCACAGAATGATATAGTATTTGTAGTCACAGAAGGACTTGTTGCAGGAATAGATACATCTACAGCTTCTGCTGGTGATCCTGTTTGGCTAGGTACCAATGGTCAGCTTATATTTGGTTTACTTAATAAACCATATGCTCCAGCTCATCTAGTATTTATTGGTATAGTAACAAGGGCTCAACAAAATAACGGTGAGATTTTTGTAAAAGTACAGAACGGTTTTGAGCTACAAGAATTACATAATGTACAGATAACAGCTACACCGGCTGACAACACAGTTCTTTCATATGAGAACTCTTCATCTTTATACAAGATGAAGTCTATTGCAACACTTCTTGGGTATACTCCTGTAACAAATGCTAGGCAGCTAACTATAAACGGAACTGCTTACGATCTTACTGCTGATCGTTCATGGTCAGTAGGTACTGTTACCTCAGTAGGTCTTTCTGTACCTACTGGTTTATCAGTTGCAAATAGTCCAGTTACAGGATCAGGTACTCTTGCTGTTACTTTTACAGCTGGATACTCAATACCTACTACTTCTTCTCAGTCTAATTGGGACACAGCTTATGGATGGGGTAATCACGCTAGTGCAGGTTATGCACTAGATAATACTGTTGTACATCTTGCAGGAACAGAAACTATTACTGGTGATAAAACTATTACTGGTAGCTTAACTATAACATCTACTACTAAAGCTTTTGTTCCTCCAAGAATGACAGCTACTCAAAAGTCCGCTATATCATCTCCTTCTGTAGGTAGCATTATTTATCAGACAGATGGTACAGAAGGTCTTTGGGCTTATACTTCTAGTGGATGGAAAGCATTAGCTTTAGTAAACTAATAATATGAATTAAGATATGCCTAACAGCGGTAACATAGCAACAATATCAGGTAACACTCTTACAAACAGTAGTGTTGATCTTAGCACTAAAGCTGACTTGGTAGATGGTAAGATACCTTCTTCCCAGTTACCTTCTTATGTAGATGATATACTTGAGTATACTAACCTGGCAGGTTTTCCTGCAACAGGTTCTACTGGTATTATATATGTTGCCCAAGATACTAATAAGATTTATCGTTGGACAGGATCAGCTTATGCTGAAGTTTCACCAACCGTAGGAACTACCTGGGGAACTATTACTGGTACTCTATCTAATCAGACTGATTTACAGACTGCTCTTGATGCAAAAGTACCTACTTCTAGAACTCTTACTATAAATGGTACCGCTCTTGATCTTAGTGCAAATAGATCTTTTACAGTAGGTGATGTACGTACAGATAGTACATATGCTAATCCTGCTTGGATTACATCTCTTGCTTGGTCTAAGATAACAAGTACTCCAACAACTATTTCTGGGTATGGTATAACAAATGCTTATACAGATGCACAGATTCAAAACTTTTTTAATGGTGCTAATGCAATATCTGGTTATAATAAAAGTAACTGGGATACTGCTTATGGTTGGGGCAATCATGCCGTTGCAGGATATTTAACTAGTTACACTGAAACAGACACTCTTGCTAGCGTAACAAGTAGAGGTAGTAGCACTTCTACTAATCTTACTTTTAACGGTACTCTTACAATGGGTACTGGTGGTACGCAGTATATTAGAATGGGTAGATTTCCTGCATCATTATCAAATACAGGAGAAGCATGGATAGGTAGAGCA